AAGATAGTACCTATGAAAGATGACATAATGAGTGCCACACGCTACGCAGCACAGAGCTTACGCTATGCTGTAGCAGGTAGTGGTAACAATAACGGCTATAGCTTCTCTGGTAGCCTACCTATTCGTAACTATTCGAGCGTATAATGCAGAACATTGATGAAGAATTCCTAGCATCCGTAGTAAGCCAAGAGTTAAGCTCTGCTGAGAACTATACCGACAGTGACTTAGCAGTAGAACAAGCTAAAAACCTTGACTACTACTATGACAAACCTTTCGGTAATGAAGTTGATGGGTTTAGTCAGGTTGTTAGTCGAGATACTTTAGAGACAGTCGAAGGTATTATGCCAGAACTGATGAAGATATTTACATCAGGGGATAACTTCGTAGAGTTTGAGCCAGAAGGTGCAGATGATTTAGAAGCTGCTAAACAGGCCACAGATTATCTAAACTACATCTTTGAAAAACGAATGGATGGTTTTAGTGTATTCTATAATTGGTTTAAAGATGCACTATTAATGAAGAACGGTTTAGTTAAAGTTGGCTGGTGTGATGAAGATAGGCTACAGCTACACACATTCCGTGGTGTTAGTCAAGAAGAAGTTGACACCATTGAGTTAGAAGATGGTATTGATATTGAGGAACAGGAAGAGAACGAGGATGGAACCTTTGATGTTAAGGTTAGCCGTACAGTTACTAAAGGTAAACCTACAGTAGAGCTGATTCCCTCTGAAGATTTTGTTATTAAGCAACGATCTGTGTCTATTAAAGATGCAGACTTCGTAGCACATAAGCCTGATATTACGTTAGGCGAACTGATTGAAATGGGATATGATGAAGATGTAGTCATGTCTCTTGGTGGTACAGAGGAACGTGTAGATGACAGCGTTGTTCCTAATGCTAGATTCCAAGATCCACGAGAAGAAGAGCTTACTCGTAATGCTGCCTCTCCTATGGAGAAGGAAGTTAAGTTAGTAGATGCTTACATTAAACTGTTTGACAAAGAGACAGAAACGGTACGCACCTACCACGTAATACAAGTTAATCACACAGTCTTAGATTGGGAAGTGGTAGAGAGTGTACCATTCATAAACCTATCTCCTATTATGATGCCTCACAAGTTCACTGGTGTTTCAGTGGCAGACTTAGTAGATGACATCCAAGAGATTAGAAGCCAACTATTCCGTCAAACCTTAGACAACCTAGCACTGTCTAACGCTGGACGATACACGGCAGTAGAAGGTCAGGTTAATCTACAAGACTTAATTGATAATAAAATTGGTGGTGTTGTTCGTACTAAAGCTCAGGGAGCTGTACAGCAATTACAAACTCCACAGCTTAGTGCTGCCACATTCCCTCTATTGAATCAAATGGAAGTGGAGAGGGAGAATCGTGTTGGTGTTAGTCGTATGACTCAAGGGTTGGATGCTAACGCTCTAACCTCTAACACAGCAGCCACAGCAGTTAATCAGGTGATGAGTGCTGCACAACAAAAGATACTATTGATAGCTCGCGTGTTTGCTGAGACAGGTGTAAAAGAACTGTTTTGGGAAATGTATAAGCTGGTACGAACTCACCAAGTAGAAGAAGACATTGTTCGTTTACGTGGTCGTTTTGTACAGGTACGTCCTTTCGATTGGTTTGATCGTTATGATATGCGTGTTACAGTTGGTATTGGTAATGGTAATAAAGACCAACAGCTATACCACTTGAACAATATACGCAATACGCTACAAGCTATTGGTAGTACAGAGTATGGATATATGATCCAACCTGAGAACGTGTACAACTTAGCAGTAGAGATGATTACTAACAGTGGGTATAAGAACGCTGACTTGTTCATCACCGATCCTACAACTATACAACCTCCACAACCCCAACCTAGTGCTGAGATGGTTAATGCTCAAACTAATGCACAGAAAGCACAGGCTGAAGCACAGAACGATGCTAAAGCTAATCAGATTAAAGAAGGACAGTTACAACTAGACGTTGCTGAGTTTGATTGGAAGAAGAAGGTTGATGCAGCAGAGTTAGGATTAGAAGCTACACAAGGTAGAGCTGTAGGCATAGGAGACGGTAAATGAGCGTACTAGGTAACGAAGCAGAAGAGTTACTAAAGAACGAAGCTTTCACTACAGCCATTTCTGATTACAGTAAATTTATCGTAGATCAGTGGGCTAATGAGAATAACCAAGACCGTAGAGAGGAGCTGTGGAAACATCAGCAAATCATTAAACAAGTTGTGAACAACATTAACGGTTATGTGAGCAACGATGCTTATGAAGCACAACTAAAAGCTAAAGCAGGTTGGTTTAAATAAATTATTAACAACTAAAGGAGAACTACCCAATGGGCGTTCACAATGAAAACAGCGTAAGCTATGCAGCACAACAACTTCTTAACCCTCAAACAGAGCAAGTGACAGAAGAGGCTGAACTGCAAACAAACCCTGAAGAGGAAACTCTTGAGGTCACTGACGAAGTACAGGAAGAGGAAGTTAGTGGAGAAGTAGATGAAGTAGTGGGGGATTCTGACGAGGATGAAGACACTGATGAGGACACTGTTGATACTGAGGACGAAGTAGCTACCACCGACAGCGAAGTACCAGATGAGGTATTTTATACAGTCAAAGTGGATGGTGAAGAGTACGAGGTTAACCAAGAAGAACTTATTAAGGGTTATCAACTAGAGCAAAATTACACGAAAAAGAATACAGCGTTGCTAGAAAAAGAATCTCAGATTCTTGAAACAGAGAAACAACTCCAAGTAGAACGTGATAAATATGTTGAGATTAACAAAAGGTTAGCTCAAGAAGAATCACAACAGCTTCAAAAAGCGCAAGCTAAGTTAGAAGCTATCGACAGAGAGGAAGATCCTGTAGGCTACGTGACACAGCAGTTAGAAGTACAAGAGATCTCTAAAGGTATTGAAAGTAAACGATTAGCGTGGGAAGCTGCACAAACACAACAGCAGCAACTAGACAATGAACGTATTCAACAATACTTAGTAGAGCAAGGTAACGTGTTAGCTCAGAGTCTACCTGAATGGGGAGACAGTGAGAAAGGGCCAGCACTTAAAACTGAGATTGCATCTTACGCACAATCTATAGGCTATGCTCCTGAAGTGATTTCTAATATACGAGATGCTGCTGATATTATTGTGCTTAACAAAGCTATGCAATACGACAAGCTACAAGAGAAGAAAGGAGCTATAGCTAAGAAGCGTAGCCCCACTAAATCTAAGCCTGTTGTACGCAGTAAAGCTAAACGATCAGCTAGTGCAGTGAAAGCACAAGCAACTAAACAAAAACGTGAAACTCTTAAACGATCAGGCAAGGTAGGGGATGCAGCAGATTTGATCCTACAAGCCCTTAACAAATAGGTAAATTATTATGGCAGTTCCAACAAATACTTTTGAAACTTATGACAGCGTTGGTATTCGTGAAGACCTTATGGACATCATCACCAACATCTCTCCAACCGAAACCCCTTTCCAAACTATGGCTAGTCAAGGTACTTCTAAAGGTACTTTCCATGAATGGCAAGTAGATAGCTTAGAAGCAGCTACAGACAACAAAGCAGTTGAAGGTGATGACGCTTCTAACGAAGCTCGTACTCCTACTGTACGTGTAGGTAACTACACTCAGATTGCTGAGAAAACCATTCAGGTTACAGGTTCAGACGAAGCAGCAGACAATGCTGGCCGTGGTCAGGAAATGGCATACCAAATAGCTAAAGCTGGTTTGGAACTTAAACGTGACCAAGAAGTAACTGTAGTAGGTACTAACAAAGGTCGTGCTGCTGGTAGTTCTGGTACAGCCCGTGAACTTGGTTCAGTGTTGTCTTGGATTAAAACTAACGTAAACAAAGCTGGTGACGGTGTTGATCCTGCTGGTAACGGCACAGATGCTCGTACTGATGGTACTCCTCGCGCTTTCCTTGAGTCTATGCTTACTGACGTTATTGACAAAACTTGGGTTAGTGGTGGTAATCCTTCTGTGATTATGTGTAACTCTACACAGAAACGTGCAATCACTGATTTCACTGGTAATGCTACTAAGTATAAAGAAGTGGATGACAAGAAAGTTGTTAATGCTGTAGACGTATACGTAGGTGACTATGGTGACTTATCGGTTGTACCTAACCGTTTCATGCGTCAATCTGACGTATTCTTGTTTGAGCCTGATATGTGGTCAATTGACTACTACCGTTCTTACATGACCCATGACTTAGCTAAAACTGGTGACAGTGTTCGCAAGCAAATGTTATGTGAGTACACTCTATGCTCTAAGCAAGAAGCAGCTAACGGCGGCATCTTCGACTTAAGCTAAAACTAATGCCTCCCTTCGGGGAGGCTATTCTCTTTAAGGATTTATAAATGAGTGATGTAAAGACACACATAGTTAAGAACTCAGATGGTACTCTTAGTTTAGGTACTACTCAAGACGTAAGTGAGATTCTTAAACAGAATAAGTTTGAAGCAGACAATAACGTAAACAGAAAGAACACAGACACCTTTGGACGTAAGGTGGCTTCCATTCCTTTAAATGTAGTTAACGCTTGGTGTAAAGAGTGGGGAGTAACCTATGAGCAATTCCTCTATGATCCTGAAGTTAAGGTGAAGATGTTTGCTAGACTTCGTGACCCTGAATACCAACTACTACGAACTGACTTAGGACAGATATAATGGCTGTAACTAATTTAGGAGAGCTGAGAACAAGGGTTATTAGTTGGGCTAACCGTACTGACATTAGTAATGACTTGATTGATAGCTTTATTAACACAGCTCAAGATAGAGCTAACCGTATTCTACGTCTTCCAGACTTAGAGAAGATTACAACACTGACAATAACTGATGGTGCTGCTACAGTGCCTACAGACTACGTAGAAGCTAAAGAGATGACTATTTCTACTAATGGTAGAACTAGAGCTTTAGAACGTAAGGACATTAATTATATTGATGGATTAAAAGACTTCACAGGAACCTCTTGCTACTTCTCTCGTAAGGGTACAGAGTTCTTGTTTGCTCCAGTAGAGCAATCTGTTACTGAAGCTTCTCTATACTATTGGTATAAGTTGGATGATTTATCAGTAGACGCAGACACTAACTTCTTAGTGACAGATCACACAGAGATTTTAGTATATGGAGCTTTAGCAGAATTGTTCCTGTATATACGTGATGATAGTGATGCTGGTACTTACGAAGCTAAGTTTAGAGGTGCTTTAGACGAAGCACAGAATGTTGAAAATAAAGCTATGTGGTCGGGCAGCCCACTAGCAGTTAGTCTATAGGGGACAAGTAATGGGATTAGAGAATGCAAGTTATATAGGCGAGTTAGTAGACACTAACCCTGATGGCACTGACGCTAAGAACCAAGGGGATAATCACATCCGTATGATTAAGGAGGTGCTACAAAACCAATTCCCTAATCTCGGTAATGAGGCTATGACAGCAACAGCTTCACAGCTAAATGATCTTATAGACAATAATAGGGGAACACCATCAGGCGCCATCCTTATGTGGCATGGTACTACAAATACTATCCCTACAGGATGGGTGTTATGTAATGGCTATAATAATACTCCAAACCTAAC